CCGGCGCCTGGGCCCTGCACGTGCCCTACGAAACCACCTGGCTCCACGAGGCAGCGGAGCCGCCCGTCGGGCATGAGCGGTATCTAGAGGCCTCCTCGATAACGGAGATTCCCGGGATCCTGGCGCGCATGGAATCCGCCGGGACATGAAAAATCCCGGGTTTTCATAAGCCAGTAGCGCTTTCCCGGACATGAAGTGTTAAATTGTCATTCTGCCGGCAATGTGCTACACCTTGGAAGATAAGGATGATTAAATGTACGCGAATATAGATTTGAATAACATTTGAACTAAAAATTAAAGTAAAAAATGACCTTTTTAGATCTTTCTTTTACCCGGTAACACCAAATGCATCGTACATAAATGGGTAAATAGCTATCTTTTATGGTTCTACATGCTTTTGGAGACTTTCTAAATACTCAAAAACCAAGGTATCTGGCCATTTTGGGTTAAAAGGCCAGTCAGCTGAGGAAGTCATCTCATTCAGTGCGGATAGCTCCTTTTTTCGAAGTGCTTCGAGGACAGAATCGACCTCAGCTCGTGCTTTGATATCTATCGCCATCAAGTACTGAAGACGTATGTTTCGAGCAGATATTGCTTCGTTTATTTTGTCAGTAGTCAGCTTTCTATCATAGTCATCTTGTGAAAGCAGACCTGCTGCAACTAGTTCTTCGTCATTCATGGGACGAAGCTTCCCTCCATCCAGAATCTGACCCGCGGGGGGAGGATCAAAACCAGCGATAATTCTTTCATATTCAGTCATCCTTATTTCTGGTCGCTTAATGAATTTGCCGTCCCTATAATAATCCTTTTTTATCACCTCGTGATCATCGACGATAACCGCTTCCCCAGAAATACCTTCTCGGACGCCCGTCACCTTTGCCATGAGCTTTGCATATTCATACTGTTCACTTTCCGAAAGCTCATTTGGGCATCCAACTTCTATCAACTCTTTAACTTCTTCGTTATGAACTACTGCTACTACCTTATTCGTGTACATATCTCCCCCTTAAGCTGTGCGTTTCCAAACTTTTATACGACGGTTAACTGGCCTTGTTTCTGTGCCAGTATTTGCAGCCGTTGTTGATGTTCTATCGCCACTAAAATGTTCAGGCCATCCACCACTTTCTCCTTTCAAATCAATTCCTGAATCATAAGCATATCCATCTGTAAAACTATGCGTATGTGGACCTATATCAGAATCTTGGCTACCATTCGTTCGCCCAGAATCCGATAGCGTCCCCCTCGTCCTGAAAAACACCGATTCGGTTGACCACTGCTCAACCCACGTACCACCGAAGAGAGTGGCAGGACGCTGACTCGTCGGGAACTCGGCCGAATCGGTATTGCTCGAAGCATTAGGGAATTGAACATAATAACATCCGACCGGGTAAGAGCTCTCAAGAGTCTGTGCCTTCACATAAGCGGTGGTAGCGACGCGTGTTGAATTATCACTTGTTGCCGGTGTTAACCCCCATGCACCGCTACTATTTGCCTTAAAGGAAGCACCTGAAGCACCTACTTGAAATTCTCCGTCGGTTCGCAATGGTTTAGTGCCGCAATAAATACCGTTGGTATGGGCATCTCCAGGATTAAGCCGCTCCCATTCATCATATGAAGCGGCAAAAGTTCCATATGGCCCCTGAAGGTACTGACCGTAAATATTTGAAAAGATTTTTGTTGCTGAGCCTAAAGGTGAGCCGAGATTTGTTTCAGGGGCTAATTCTGCACCTGCTTGTAGCAACATCGTTCCGCTTATCTTAGCTGCATTGAAGCTTATCTCTCCGGGATCGTGATACCTTTGTTCTATAGGAATGCTCCATGTTTTAAGTATTGTTCCTGTGACTTCCCTTTCTAGCACAACTCCAGATAAAGCATAAGCTGTAGAAAAATGCTCCCGAATACGAACAATGCAAAACCCGTTTGCAGGAATCACAACTGAAATATATATCGATGTGCCTTCTTCGTCTGTCGCGTATATCGTAGCAATCCCATTTGAAGACGGACCATTTTTTAATGCCTTGACGTCATACGCCTTTACTGCTTCCGCTCCTACACTCTTTCCAGATATCTCGATGGTATTACGGATGGTAGATGTTCCTACGATAGTATCAACGGTAAAAACTATTCTCGTTGAAGTGTCCATCGTACAAATACGGAAGTATCTTGTTATCTGGGTTACTGATGTACCAGATGTAAAAGAAGATATCGCGTCAAGGTTTAGTCCGAGATTTAATGTTGCCTTATTATTCGTTGGGTCAACTTCAAATACCGTTACCGTATTTGCAAGGTTACGAACTTTGAAGGCTCCAATAATAGTACTGCTGACTGCATCAACTAGAAACGATGCTACCTTGAGTGCCGCCTCCCATTTTCCACTAACCCAGTTGAAGGCCCTTCGGAAATATGAATCATCGGCGAGCGAGCCAAGAAGTAATGTTCCTCGCTTCCCATAATCGTAATTCCCGGTATGGACCCCGTCGTATCCCGAAGACATGACCAAGCGATAGTCGTTCTCTGTCCCTTCATCGCCCCTGATCTCTCCAAGATTTGCGGTAATAGCAGAAAGGTCGCGCACGTTGACCTGTTCAGCATTTATTTTGGATGATCCTACCGATAGGCACATTGGACGGATAAAATACCAAATTGTACCAGCCGTTACCGCGTTGTTCCACTCTCTGATACTCGCCTTCGTTTTACCGGCAGCCAGTTTAAGGCAGTATATTGAATAACTTTCGTCAGTCGATTTCGGGGCAGGTACGTCTTTTATATCAACGTTATTCCCGAGAATGTACGTTTTGTAGTATAGTTTCGAAGTAGCCTTGAAGTCGTTGATAAAATACTGATTCGTTTTAGAGTCTACATACACCCATTTCTTCGTGGTAAAGTTCCACTGATAACGGGTATACGAATCGGCCATCGTTAAGCCGATATAGAGCCCTGAGTTTGTTGTATAGTTCGGGCATTGCAGGCCGAATGAAAACTCGATGAGTTCTTCTGCGGAAACGTCAAATTCATCAGACACCGCGCTCATGGCAGTCGGAGCCGTGAACTTGAACGCTCGCTCACCGTCAACAGCCTGGACGGTCACTCCTGCCGCGATAGTCCAAGCGTCGGTTCCGTCAAGATCATTACTCAGATTGTTTATTTTGCTTCTGGCGACTACGTTCAACTCTTCAGTAGTGATCGTCCTTGATACGATCTTTTCATTCGTGATCGAGTCGTTCGCGATTTGCGGTCCCTTGATAGCGCTTTCGATAACGTCCTTGGTTCCTGTAGCCCGAGCCAATCCAAGCTGAACCGATGATACCGGAGATATATTGAGAGGCGTTCCATCAATTTTATTGCTCACTCCGTATATTCTGTAGAAATAGGAAGTATCGATAGGAAGGTCGGCCGTTTGGCCTTCTAAAGGAACCTGCTGATTGAAACTCTCAAGCGGCGTTAGGTAGAAATCCCCAATGTCGCCTGTACGATACGCCGTCTCGGAGACGTAAGCCTGATCGCTCGCCCCCGGTGCATACCAATTCGCCCCATCTGCATTTTTTTGGATCTGAATGCGGAATCCCGCGAACGCGTAACAAAGGTTACCCTGGCGCATGGCGAGCGTAATGTTCCTACCCGAGGCGGAGACGGCGAGGAGCGGTTGGGCCGGTTTCCATGTGAGGTAATTCGAAACATCAACGCCGAGCGCAGTTCCGACAGCGCCGGAGGTATTCTCAACAGTAACCGCGGTCACTGTCACGGCAATTGTGTCGAGGGTACCACCATTGGCGATGGTCTCCGGGTAACCATCGACGGCGCGGTCGAAGGGAGCAAAGTAAGAAAGACTTTGCTCGTTGTACCTCACCACGCTGCCAGCCATACGGACATTGAACGACTTATCGGTCCCGTAATAGACATCGCGGTTGATCGACCAGGATATCTGTAAGCCTTTTTCCTCGGCAACGGCTGTTACGACCGGCGCCGGAGGTATCCAGGTCAGGTACTGGGTAAGGTCGATGGCTTGACCAGCCGATGAAGGCCCATATCCTAGGGAAATTTGTCCGTAGATATTCTCCGCGCGGACCCGGAAGCGCCATTGATTCAAAGGTTGTGTTCCGGTGGTCTTTTCAGGATAACCATCGGTTGAGCGATTAAAGTAGTATAAATAGCGACTCTCAGTAGCGTAACCTATAATTGACCATGACGTTCCGGCGTCAAGAGAACGCTCGACGATAAACCTTTTTATCGAGTTCTTGAGCGAGTCGCCGTTCCACGCCCAATCGACATCGACATAGTCTTGTCGGGCGACGGCGGTAACCGAGTTAATATCATCGGGTATGTCTTCATCCGTACCATGCCTGATCTCTTGTGCGATTAATGTGGCCGTCGGTATTGGCGGTCCCCACGTACTTTCCGACCGCGTTTTTCCGAGCTTGGTTGATCTCCATTTGCTGTTTAACGTGCTTACCGCGTGCCATCCGTCTGAAGTTCCGTCGCCGGTAGGGGGATTCGGTTCGTCGGTAGAATCATGGAAAGATTCGTATAATTTCCATTCGCTCGGATTCACGACGCCATCGTCAACCACGCCGCCGACGGTAATCATCGATTCAAAGTCGGGAATAACATAATCAGGATCGTCTACTTCGAAGATTTCAGGACTATAATCTACGCAGGACAATGTCGCATTCCAGTCATCAATCGTATTGATGGCCATAATGATGAGATCCAATGTTTCGAAGCCTCGTTCACCAAGGGCGACCAGATCGAGGACCTTAGGGGCATCTGCTTCGGGAATTGGCGTATCGGGATAGAAGACGTTCGTGTACCCGACGGCTGAATGGATGTTTACCAGGATTAATTCACCGGTCGATTTCCGAATCCTCATTCCATAATTCTTTCCAGCCTCGATTGTGACATGCTCGTCCAGGGTGATTTCAACGACATTCCCCGCGGATAAAGTCAGTTCCTTGATTCTTCCGTATGCCGTTCCGATCAGCGCGGTATCCCCCGCATACTGGATCCGGTCGCCTTTTGTGCTCATGAGATATTCGAAGTCAACGTCAATCCGGTGAAAACGTGGCCTCAGCTTCATGCATGCGTATTGATATCGACCGATAACAAATGCCTGGGAAGCTTTCGTGATTCCCCACAAGCTCTGCGACTGTTTCGTTTCGGGTTCTTCAGGTCCTTGTTGTCCGTCGTCGGTGTTGTAAACGACTCGGTCATTGTCGGAATATCCGGCAGTTTCATCGATGAAGCCAAGCTCAAGGGCGTCTGGAATATCGGCGAAGGCTATGGTCTGTTGATACGCCTTCGTATTCCGGGGCGTGAAAAGCTGGACAGGAGATTCCCGTACTCCGTCATGGACAATAGAGAATTTAGAGTCAATTTTGACTGTTTCTGCCCTGCCGGTACGGGCGATTGCCATGGTTAGGTCTGAAAGGGTCATTTTATTGGAAATGACCGCGTTGCACTCATATCCATGGTCAGAGCACCAATTCCCCCAGGCTTCGATTGATGCCCAATCGATATCAAGGTTGGCGACCGGTACGGAATTGATTCTTCCCTGTAACACGTACTTTAACATCGCCGCGGGATTTTTCGTGGTTACCGTAGGCCAGGCTGAAGGACCTGAACCAACGCCGGAATAGGCCGGTATTTTTGATTGAGCGATAAAGTTGAAGGTATCGATAGTCTGTGAAAGACGATCAGTCGCTTTTACCTTGAGGGCGACGATGGTCAGATCGGCGGCACGGCCTGGCCTTACGGGAGTTTCATCGGAAAAGGACCTGATAGAACCCAAATACACGGCGTCAACGACTTTCGTATCAGTCGAGTCGCCGCTTACTCGAACGAGCTTTACCGTATACGCTCCAGCGGGAAGTCCGGTTTTACTTACCTGATACCTTTTAGTTTTTAGCTCGGATCCTGATATAACCGTTCCGCCCACGCCGTCCCACGCGCCGAAGGAAACATAGGCAGAATCTGGATCGCTTTCTTTCTTGTAGTAGGCCACAACTTCGACACTGGCGCCAACGACATCGCCATTACTATTATATTGTCCCAATCCATTATAGAAGAAAATATCAACATTGATGCTCGTTGTTTTGTCGGGAGTCGTGTTTACCAGGTCTCCGACCGTTCCGTCGTCTCGCAGGTGTTTTATGATTCCGTTCACCTGTTTTTCCCTGCATACTTTGGGATACAGGGGAGAGGTAATCCCGTTCTGAATAACTTGAAGTTTTACGACAGAGTCGTAACCAGATATTATTTGAGTGATATCGCCCGTCTCGGAATACTCGGTAAGCTTCGTATCGCCAAGCTTGAAAGTTGAATAGTCGATGATTATATCTTTATACCCGGCGCAAAAAAGCTGAACCAGCCATTGATCATTACCCTCAATCACGGTGTACGATTTTGCCGCCAGATCAGGATATATGAGATGCCTGCCAAGAACCACAGGAATATAACCGTACTGGTTTTCTCGGTTTCGCGATCCTCTGATTGATGGGCGCTGTTGCGGGCGTTCACGATCTCCGAGACTTGGAATATCAATATTTGATATAGCATAACCGGACGCTACCATTGAGCCACCGGTTAAAATGAGGCTGACACCGATAGCTTGCATTCCAGGAACAAATAAGAGACCAACACCAACCAATGCGGTTACGACACCCCAGCCTTCCATTTTCTGTCCGGTTTGTTTGGTGTCCCCGCCACCCCCCTCGGGAACGAACTTGAGGTATACCGTTACCTCATCTTCCGGTATACGGTCAAAATCGGTGATTATCTCGTCATTGATGAGAACACGCGCCATGCTCGCTTCGTACGGCCCGATGGCGTCGATTATTTCTTTTATTGATTCGTTATCATTGAAGGTAAATGTCTGTTTTTCAATCGAGAATGGATTGAGCTGCGCGATAACTTTCACTGACACGATAGAAACCCTCCACACGGTTGGCGAGAGCCGGAGAAGTCGTTCTTTCGAGAACGCTCCCGGTTTTACCCAATGTATGAAGGATATAGCCCGACCCAGCGTAGATTCCCACGTGGGAGAGGGTTCCGCGTATTCGTATTAGCGCTAGATTTCCAGGCACGGGAGTTGCGACCCTGTCGCCGAGAATTAACGGTATATTATGCGCGAAAAGAGGAGACGTAGAATCGGAGTCGAGAGCGTCGGTATATTCCCCTGAAAGAAGTGGAAGGAACAACGAGAATTCATTGGCAAGAATCAGGCGAATAACACCATAGCAATCAGCTCCGTCGAAATCACGGCCGCCAGAAATGAACGGGATCCCGATGTACTTCGCCGCCCACGCTTCCATCAGAAAAGCCCCGGAAAATCCTTCGGGGTGTATCGGCCTTCGGGTATGATTCGATCATAAAGATAAAAATCGTAAAGCTCGCCGGATACGTTTTGTTTTGTCGCGGTTACGTTCCTTAGAATTAGCCTGAGGGGCCCGCGCTCAATTACGTCTGGAGAACTGGCAAGAATTACCGAAACCTCTGCCGTTATTCGCTTGCCGATCGCCTCCGAAGCAAGCTGCATAATAGCCCTGTCGGTATTGTCAATCGATAGTTTTGCCGCCCCGTATCCGCCTTCGGTTGTTTGGGACGGGAGAGTTATGGAAAAGGCAACCGGATTATACGTGATGCCGTTCGAAACGATCGGTTGGTTATTATTCACCGCGCAGAACATCTCTACGTCATCAACAAGGAGGCGTAAAATGAACAGGAACACCTTGTCGGTCTCCGGGGCGGTCAAAGCCTGTATGGCATCGTCAGAAAGGTTATTCATTACAGCTTCTCCAAGGAAAGCGAGATATCGAAAAGACCGCCAGAATTGCCGCCATCACGCGGCGGAGCGGTAAACCGCATCTCCACGAGTTCTAGCGTTTGAGGGTGTATCATGTTGAATCTAAGAACGCCAAAGGCGGTGGTCACGGTATAGAAATATTCAAGAATTTCGCGCTGATGTTCCGTAAGCGTTACCATTCCGGCAATCGACTGCGGAGCGCCAGTATACCGAAGACGCGCTTTTTGTGGACCGGCGTCCATTTCGGTTCTGAGAACGGGATCCTTGTATTGAGCGCTGAGCCCTTCCGTTTTCAAGGTGACCGGTAATTCAGACGGCCAGGTAATTGCAGCCATTAACTTACCCCCACGGGCTTAACCCCATATCTTCCCCGAAGCGCTCGGTCGGCGGATCCGTCTGAAAGCTTATTGACGATCAGTTGTCCGATCATAATGTCAATTTGCTTTGATCCGTCTGTATTGGTCGTTTCCTTGCGTTCGACGTTTTCCGAGGTATTGTTGATTATATTCACCACTACGGATGCTGCGGCACTACCTGAACTGCCAAACGCCGAAATCCCAAGGCGACCGTCTGCCCCACGCTCCAACGGGACAATTGCTTCCGCTCCTGCCTCACCCATGAGTCCTGTACCGTTCGCGAACTTGAACAGGGTCGGAGAATCCACGATCTTATTGGTGAATGCTCCACCCTTGGCGAACGCCATGAGTCCGGCCGTATCGTACGCGCCGCCATTTGCGTTCGTCGTAGTCTTCCCGCTTTCCTTATCTATGGTTCCATGGGTATACCCGGATATGAAAGCGCTCGAACCAGCCGCCGCAATGAACGCCAGACCCATCGGCCAGTTACCGTTAGCGATTAGCTGAAGCCCGGCTTGCAGAAACATAAGGGGGAGTTGATCAAGAATCTGCAAGGCCATATTGGCAAGCGCCTGTTGCATGGCTTCTCCGGCATCGGCTCCTTCAGCGAACGCCTTTCCTACATCAGAAATACCCGAAAGCGCTGCGTCGAAAGACATGTTAGCAAGTTGGTATGAGATATTCGCAAACGTAGCGTTAACCTGTTCGTCAAGTACGCCCCATTGATCGAGCATATCTTTTACGCCGTCTGTAAAATAGGTATGGAAAGATTGCTCCCCACCAGTATTAAGGAGGTCATACATGTGGGTGAATTGGTCGATTTCTTCCTGCGTAGCTCCAAGGAGCGCGAATTTATCAATGGCAAGTTGTCGATCGCTCTCGCCCATCTCGTCCACGCGCTTCGTATATTCAGCAAGAATCTCGGTTCTTGAAAGTTGATTATTGAGGTCTACAAGGGATTCCGCCTGATCGTCGGTATAACCCTTCGCCTTGTACGCCGCCAGCGCAAGTTCGTCCTCGCTTTTTCCGATTTGAGTGATCTTTACGATCATACCGTCAAAGGTATTCTGGTAATCGATGTTCGTTATCTCTTTCGATAAATCGCGAAACTTATCAATCATTACTTGAACCGAGGCATCGGCTACAGTAAAAGCGGAATCGATATCATTCGGATCGATTGAAAGGAGATTGGTGAGCGTTTTACGTATCTCGTCCTGCTGTGACTTGAGCGCCCCGGAAATATCAAAGTCTTCTCCAAGAGCTGCGGCAATTGTCTTCGCCTG